ACCCCCTCAGGTCATCGAGGGGTCCCGCTTGGGACATTGAAAGAGCATTTATCTTTCCGTTCTAGGCAAAAACGTTTACAAAGGTGGACTAAGTACCTGAAAGACACGGCGTTGAAACCCGTTGTGTGGTATGAGGAAGACCTTGCTGTGACCAAACCAGCAAAACCTATAAATATAGCGCGAACCGCTGTTACTTTCACGGCTCATTCGCATGCCTATGACGACACTTATGTGCTTCTCTTGAAGCTCACCTCCAGCATAAGTATCCGAGGCCACCCTGGTGCAGGTGGGCGACATTTCCAAGTCGTCGCATCGGGTTTTCTTAAAAAAGAATTCGGTAGTCAGCCTTGCGCTTTCCTTGCGCAACCTCCGCATTAACTCGAGAGGACTCCTGAGATTTTATTGGGATTGACCTAGTTATGTTTTATATTACTAGGCTTTGCCACCGGATGGTGGTCTTACCCCGTACAATCTGTACAAGAGGAAATCTACGGAACCAACTGGTGATCAGGCAGTTTCGTGCATTAGGGTGTTCATATTAAACCCAACTTACGTACCAAGAGTCATGCTCTCGGGTTCGCTCGGTCGCTTAAATGCAGTTGAGCAGGACGCAGAGGTGGTTTAACAGAGGAAGCCATATAAGGCACGCCGTAGGGGAACCAAAGAGAAACTATCCAAAATAGCTGGATGGAAATAGAGATCGGCCTATTTTACCAATAGCCCCAACGGGCCCCGGTAAATAGGACATAATCTCTGCACCAATTCCAGCAACTTTCTTAAAGTTCTCCCAGAAGCTAGCATTATCCTTCCAGGCAACAGCACATGGAGAAGCCTTATGATAGGCCTTAACCATAGCTAAAGCCACAGGATCATATGATGGGGACATATGGCTATAGTCATAGAGGATCGAGGTTGGTGAAACCTGATACTCAACACATGACCAAGCTCGTAACATCCCTGTCTGAGATGCTATAATAGCTGGGAACTTAATAATGGTAGTCTCAAAGGACCCAAGGCCAATAAAAGATGCAGTTGATCCTGAAAAGGAAATAACTGAGTCTATAGACGGACCTTGATTCTGAGTTGTAGTCAAAGCTGTGAAGGACAGAGCAATCTCTGGCTTAGTCCATTCATAGTTGGCTTCAGTATTGAATGCAGGACAGTAGCAACCGTCTCTGAGAGCAAAGACGGAACATGCTTTCTTTGTATTCATAGATTCTGAAAGGCCAGCTAAAAGCTTGATCTCAGAATAACCGGTAGTAGCAGCTGTTCCAGGTGCCTCAGCGAGGACAACCTTCGACTTCCAGACCTCTATAGAGCCACCCCAACTCATCTCATTGACGGTTGGAACAAACTCAATAACATTAGAAGCCTGACGAAAAGCGCTTATATTTGTATCCTCTGCCCCAACAGGGAAAAGGGTAGCAGCGTCGTCATAAAAGACGGCATTAAGCGTTATCGCAGTCGTGGAACCAGCTGTTCGATCTCCGAAAAAGTAAGCAACGCCTGGGATAGGCATTTGCACAATATATAGATCGTGACCGGTGGTATAAGAAGGCAGCGAATTAACCAAGGTGTGCTTTTTAGAAATGACCTGCCCGTCGAACTCATCAGGGATACCGGCGAAACCGGAGTCCTGAAAGTCGGCAGGGGCAAGTGTACACTTCTGGAAGGCAACACCGGCTGGTGTAGCTGCAGTTCTGGAGGGACCCTTACGGGCCCGCCTCCGTGACTTGGTGCTTTTTGAAGACTTCTTCGATTTACGGGAAACAACTTGTTTCCTTACGACTAGAATCTTCTTAGTTTTTGATCGCGACATTGTTGTGATTGAACTCGTGGACCCCACCAATCACAGTGCGACTGTACATCTCTAGCTATTTAGCACATACCCGTGCAGTCTGTCGGCATTTACCACCCGAAGGCGGATTTAGCACGGAAGTATTAAGGTTGCTAGGATCAATTAAGAACCGAGATCAACCACCGTTTTGGGTATTTAGGCTAGAGACCCACTTTAGTTTAATGACATTGCGGTCGGAAGGGAGCGTCAACGATATTGTGAATTTTCCTGCATAAAAGCTTCAAAAGCTTCAACAGAGTCATCAGTACCGTAGTCTTTATACAGATCCACTTGTTGGACCACACGAAGTGGTTCAGAAAACAAAAGTGAATCAACAGACATACGCTCCCTAATCTTAGAACTCACTACTCCAAGATGATGCTTCTCAAAAGCATTAAACTGACGGAGTAGTTTTGAGCTTGGTAACCGATATTGTAAATCAGCATCATGATTGGCCTTTAAATTCATGGCCGTCAATGGATGTTGGGTAATGGACTTGACAATATGTTCTCTCTGATCCTCACGTAGAGGACCAAATGGAGCGAACTCAAGTTTATAAAACCCACGATGAACAATATGTTGGCTAATAGCTTCCTTACCATTGTCATTGACAAGTGCACTGAAGTATTCCTTGGGGAACTCACCGACTTCCATTAATTCCAATTGCTTCGCTAACAAAAAAGTTGCAAAGCGTTGTTGAAAAGAGCTAACAGTGATATATGGGACCTTGTTCGTTTCGATACGAATAGGTACAACCATAGAGATTGTAGGATCATAGATCTTTTTAATCTCATCACGGATAGCAGAGTAAACTTCTGGAAAAATAGGAAATCCGAGACCACCCAAGTGTACTGGAACAAATAGGTTATACTTGCCATGATCGGTCATACGACTAATCGCAGCTTTATTATAATGTAAAAACCTGTCATGTGCACGAGGACGGTTTTGAGCTCCACCAACAACAATCTTGTAGACTTCAGCTAAAGGCAAATTGCGATGAACATCGCGCATTGTAGATTTAGACTGAGCAGTCAAAAGACCAATGTTGAGGTAGGTAATCTCATCAAATTCATGTCCGGAACCAAAAGGTTCACCGGGTTTGACACCATTAAATTTAAAGAAATACATAACTGAATTAACAGTCAAAATATTTCGATGAATATAGTTCTTACCCATAGACAGTAGAAAAGAGACCCTACTCACACATCTCTTCCAAATAGCATAAAAATGATCATTGGCGCGGAAAAGGATGTCATCTCCGTTTACCTTAACAGGTAAATCGTGGACTTTTATACCTTTGCCAACATACTCCTCAAGGGAGATCCAATACACGATCAAATTAATAATGCATAAAAATGGAAAAGAGAGTGGGGAACCCATAAGTTGACCGTTCTTCTGGTCAACGGCAATATTATATCGACCTTCGACTCGTCGAAAGGGAATATTCTTCTCAATAAGGAAGTCCATAAGATTAGGACTCTCCTTTTCGTTGTAGAAGAGTTCATGTGGTTCCAGCGCAAGGCGTGTTGCCATGAAATATTCCTGGGATAAGAGTGTATCAGCTGTAGATGCAAATCCATCGAAACACAATAGAGTATAGTGTATATCGAGATTATCTGTAGCAGCTGAGTAATCACCTGAAACCCACTGGTCAAATTTTAGGTCAACCCTTAGTTTCTGTTCTAATACTTTTTCCTGATCAATAATATCATGAAGGTGGTATTCTTGAAGAGGCTCACCAGTTAAGCTAAACTGCGGGAACTGTTGTAAATGTTCCCAAAACTTAATCTGGAGAGGTTTAGACAGATAGTAGAGCAATGCAGGGCCCGTAGTAATAGTCCGAACTTTCAACGGTTCAGATAAGGGAATAACATTGCAACTGGGTAAGACCTTGGTAAGAATAGGCATAGTAAGGAACTCATCCTCGTTTTCATCACTGGGCATATTCCGCGCGTAGATATAGTCAAGAGTGACTTGTCGTCTACGCAAGCGGACAGCCTTAGTGCCTGGAAATTGCTCAGAGTCTTTTGTTTCGGTCTCAAAATAGAGATCAATAACATCAGACAAGAGCCTATCCATGAGAGAGTAACCTTCAATAGCCGGGGTAGGGAGAGCATAACCTCGGAACTCTGTAGTACTGCGAACATCGCTGTACA